ATTCCTTATGTAAATAAAGGACAGATGGTATTTGCTAAAGAAGATGAAGAATTTACAAAGCAGATAATGGATTTTGCTGGTCAAAAGTTCTCTGTTCATGATGATGCTCCGGACGTAATGTCAGAATTTATAATGAGAGTTGACCAAATAGAGGTTATAAGTAAAATTCAAATATTAGATAGAAGAGCGTTTGGCTTATAGGAGGTAATTCGATGACGTTAAGTGAATTAGTAAAAAAATTATTTAAAAAAGAAATGGGATTAAATCTTAATAATCCTGAACACTTGAAGTTGGTTAAGAAAATATATGGAAGTTATAGAGTATTCCAAAATGTATATGAGAAAATGTATAGGTATTATAAAGGTGACACAGATGCAATAAGAAAATATTTATTCGTAACAGAAAGATCTAATTTGAAAATCAATATAAATTTCATTAAGAAATTTATTAAGGAAGAGGTAAGTTATACAGTTGGTAATGATATAACTTATGAATCTAGAACTGATAATAAAGATGTAGTAAAAGATATAGAATATTATACAGCCCATTGGAATGAATTACATGATAGTGATTTGATGAAATATTTGCTTATTTTTACTCAGGTTTATGAACTATATTATATAGATGAAAATGCTGATTTTTGTAGCAAAATTATAAAACCTACTGAAGGATATGCCTATATGGATAAAGCTTCAGGAAAGGTTTTATTTTTTATTCATGCTTTTAAAAATGATTTTGATTATACAACAACTTATATTGATGTTTATACGGATAATTATATTTATCATTTTGATGGCAAGTTTAACGAAATAGCTTCCGCTACTCAAAATATATTTGGAGAAGTTCCAGTGAGCTGTGGTGAACTAACAGAAGAAAAATATGATGATAGTTTATTTAAAGATTTAAAAGGACTTCAAGATGCATTTGAAACCAATCTATCTGATATAGGAAATGAAATAAGTGATTTTAGAAGCGCATATTTGGTGTTTTCAGGGTGCCAAGTAAATAAAGAAGACATTCCAGATATGAAAAGGCTTGGGGTATTAAATACAAAAGATAAAAATAGCACTATCCAATGGCTTATTAAAAATATCAATGATACATTTATTCAAAATACACTTGATAGATATACCGATACTATGTATCAATTAGCATGCCATATTAATCACAATGAAAAGCTTCAGAGTAATACTAGCGGAGTTGCATTGGAATCTAGACTAATTGCATTGAGAAATAAATGTACTTTAGAAATTAAAGCTCACTATAACATGGTTAAAAATCGTAATAGATTCTTATGTATATATTTAAATATTAAGAAAAATAGAAACTATGACTATAAGGATATTAAGGCTCTTTATACTCCTAATATTCCAAGTGATGATACTGCAACTGCTGATATTATTTCTAAGCTTCCTGATGGTGTTATATCTAAGGACACAATGAGAGGAAGATTTAGTTTTATCAACAATAAGGTGGCTGAAGCTGAAAAAATAAAGCAAGAACAGAAAGATGAACTTAATATTGTGAATGATTATGCAAGTACATTTAATAAAGGTAGTGGTGTAGTTGAGTAGTTCAAAAAAGAATAGAGAATATTGGAGAAAAAGAACAGAACAACTTCAAGAATCTCTACTTTCTAAATCAGATACTTATTATGATGATTTGGAAAGACAATATAAGCTTGCTTTTAGTGATACTGAAAAAGAAATATCAGCTTGGTATATGAGATTCGCAAAAAATAATTCTATTACTTATGTTGAAGCAAAGAAAAGGTTAAATGCTAATGAGATGAAAGAATTTAGATGGACCATAGAAGAATATATAAAATATGGTGAAGAAAATGCAGTTAATCAAAATTGGATTAAACAACTTGAAAATGCATCAGCTAAATATCATATAACTAGACTTGAATCTTTAATGATACAGTTGCAGCAAAAGATGGAACTGTTCTTTGGAAATCAACTTGATGATGTAGATAAATTGATAAAAAATACTTATACCGAAGGTTATTTCCATACAGCATATGAATTGCAAAAAGGATTTAATGTTGGGTTTACTCTACAGGCATTTAATGAAAATGAATTAGAGAAAGTGGTGTCTAAACCATGGACTACTGATGGAACTAATTTTAGTGAAAGAATCTGGGGGAACTATAGACCTGAACTAATTAATGAATTACAAACTCAATTGACTCAAACAATTATAAAAGGTAAAAGTCCAGATAGCGCAATAAAAGCAATTGCTAAAAAATTTAATAATACTAGGGCCCAAGCAGGCAATTTAGTAATGACTGAAAGTTCATATTTTAGTAGTTTAAGTAGAAATGATTGTTATAAAGATTTAGGTATAGGAGATTTTGAAATAGTCTCAACTCTTGATATGAAAACAAGTGAAATATGTAGAGAATTAGATGGTGAACATTTCCCTTTAAAAGATTATCAGGTTGGAGTTACAGCTCCTCCATTTCATAATTTTTGTAGGACAACAACTTGCCCTTACTTTGATGATGAATTTACTTTAGGAGAAAATAGAGCTGCTAGAGGTATTGATGATAAGACAGAATATGTTGATGGTAATATGAAATATGATGATTGGCATGATAAATATGTTACGAGCAATCCTAATGGATTAACCGAAGAGAAAAAGGCTAAGAACAAATCATACGATAAAAAACAATTTTATAAATATAAAGAGGTTTTAGGAAGTGAAGCACCTAAATCTTTTGATAAGTTCCAAGATTTGAAGTATAATAATGTTAATAGGTGGGAAGAAATAAAAATATTTACTGATGCTAAAAGCAATGGAAGAATATCAAATGATGCTACTTTAAAACAATGGGATGGTATTATTAAAGAGGTAAATGATAAGGTTATTGGAGTCACTACGCCTAATGGAATAGAAATATCAGAATTAAGCCATCATGGAATAGAAAGATTTATTGGTGATGGAGAAAAAAGAAAATGTGTATTAGTAGAAGATGTGCGAAATGCATTAATAAAGCCATTAGATATAAAAGAAATTAAAATTGATAATCTAGGTAGAAAGAGCCAAAAATTTATTGGAGAAAAAGCTACTATTTCAATTAATCCTGAAACTGGTAATATAATTCAAACTAATCCAACAAGTTCAAAGCTTGCAGAAAGGTTAAAAAGGAGGGTGGAAGATGATAAGATTAAGTAAAGATCAACACAATTATGTAATGTCTCTATTGGATGATGAACTTAAAAATAAAATTTTAGATGTAGCAACACAAGATGATAAAAATTATAAATATGATATGGGTGATGATTTAGAAATTGATTTTTATGATTTTCTACAGGATAAACAAGTTGAAATTGGTCTTGACAAAAACTCTAAACCCAATAAAAATTGGGAAAAGCTACAATTGTTAATAGATGAAGTATATGACCAAACTAACTAAGCACTTACTTAAACAAATAGGTAGGTGCTTTTATTATGCCCAAAATCTAATCAATATTGAGAAAGGTTAAGGTGATCAAAAAAATATCTCGTATAGTCTATACGTTAATAGGCTTATTTTTATTTCAGGAGGAATTGAATAATGAATGATTTAATTAACAGAGGAAAACAAAGAATGAAAGTCGATAAGCTTGAAATTAGAGATTATAATCTTCAAAGAATAATAACAGATGCATTAGTTGATAAAGGCTATGATGTTGATATAAAACCAATAAAAGATGGTTTTAATGGACCACAAGGTCAGGAACTTAATATTTATGAAGTTCGAAGATAAGTCTTAGAAATAAGGCTTTTTATTTTGTCCGAAATGACGTTATAAACTATACAAATACGTCTTGTGGGTGTTTAACGTGCAAGGGGTGTAATTCTATTAAATAAACTAAAATTTGTGTCCTAGGGTAATTTAAGTAGTCTAGGGGATAGGAGGAAATATGTTAAAGAAAGATTTATTAGAAAAAATTAAAAATGCAAAAGATGATGAGGATATTAATTCTCTATTAGGTGGAACAGATATTGAAGAAACTTTCAAGGCAAGTGGATTAACATTGGATGCCTTTAAAGAAAAAATGAAATCAGACAAAGATTTTAAGGCTTATATCGAAAGAGAAAATGATATTTATCATAATAAAGCATTAAAGACTTGGAAAGAAAATAATCTTGAAAAGGAACTTGATCCATTTATCCAATCAAAATATCCTGATTTGGTTACGGATCCAACTCAAAAGAAATTATTAGAACTAGAAAAACAACTAGCTGATGAAAAAGCTGCTAATGCAAGAAAAGATTTACTTAATGAAGCTATTAAGTATGCTAATGAAAAGAAATTGCCTACTACTTTGGTTGATAAATTTTTAGGTGAAGATTTAGATTCTACAAAAGTTAATTTAGATGGTTTTGCTAATGATTGGTCAAAAGGATTAGAAACAATGGTAAATGAAAAAATGAAATCTAATTCTTATGTCCCAGGTGGAAGTAATCCAGATGGTACAAAAGTGTCGATAGGTGCTTCTATAGCACAACAAAATAATAAATCAAATACTGCTGCAAGTGATCCTTGGGCAAGTAGATAAGGAGGAATAGATAATGAATTTTTCAAGAACAAGTTACACAAATGACATGGAGATTTTATATAGCACTGCTAATTTGGTTGCTTTTAGTGGAACTGTTTTAGCTGCAAATGTTACTACTGGGGATGAACATGGAAAGAAATATGTGGTTACTGGTAGCTTAATTGATAAGGATGGAAATGTAGTAAAACAAGCAGGTGCTGTTGGTTCTGAAACATTAACAACTACACCAGTAGGAGTTTTGTATAAAACTGTTGATGTAACTAATGGAGATGAGTCAGGTTCTTTAGTTGTTGAAGGTTACTTAAGAGCCGATAGAGTTTTAGATGGATTCGCTGATAAAGCGATAACTGCAATTAAAGCTGCATTGCCAAATATTAAATTTAGATAATAAGGGAGGAATATAAAATGCCAAGAATAGAAGAAGTGTTTAATACAGAGGAATTAATAAATTATTATAAAGAAAGACAAGTTGTTCCAATGCTTGGGGAAAGCTTATTCCCAGAAAGAAAGATTCAAGATATTGAATTTGATATGATATTAGGTACTGGTGGACTTCCTGTAACTGCAGAAGTTCATGCTTTTGATACTGAAACACAAATAGCAAGTAGAGAAGCAATCGAAAAAGGTGTTGCAAGTTTAGCGCTTATCAAGAGAAAAATAAAGATTGCAGAAAAAGAAATCATAAAGATTCAAAGTCCAAGAAGTAATAGCGAACTTAATGATGCTTTGAAACGTCTTTATAAAGATGCTGACAAAATGACTGATGGCGTAAAAGTTAGAATAGAAGCTATGAGAATGGAAGCACTCTCTACTGGTAAAATTGCTATTAATGAAAACAACATAAAAGTAACAATTGATTATAAGATTCCAAGTGACAACCAAAAGGCTTTCACTTGGAAAACACCAGCAACTGACACACCACTTATTGATTTAACAGCCTTAGCTGATGCAATAGAAGATACTAGTTCTAGACCGACTAGAGCTCTTACATCTAGGAAAATAGTAAGAACAATTTGTGCTTGTGATTCAGTAAGAAAAGCTATTTATGGAGTTAATTCAGATAAAATTGTTACTTTGGCTGCATTAAATGAGTTACTAGTTCAAATGGATTTGCCTACTTTCGTCACATATGAGGGCAAGTATAGAAAGGAAAAAGCTAAAGGATATGATACTATTAGATACTTTCCAGAAAATAAGATTGTTATGTTTAGTGATGATACTTTAGGTGAAACAATCTATGGTTTAACTGCTGAAGAAGTGGAACTCATCGGTGACGGAAATATGGATGAAGCTTCAATGCTAGATAATAAAATTTTTGTAGGAACATATAAAAGCATTGATCCAGTTGGAAAATTTACTAAGGCAGTTGCTACAGCATTGCCAACATTACCACATGGGGAAGAATTAGGGATAGGAACAATTACATTAGCTTAAGATTAAGAGAGTTTATTGACTCTCTTCTTTTTTGAAAGGAGTTTAACTTATGGATATTGTATTTACAGATACAGAATTAGAAGAAATGGCTATACAATCTATAAGATCATACCTTAATAAGAATTTATCAGATGATTATATAAGAACAAATTTTAAGTATGCATTGAAAAGAATGATGTATAAAGCTAGTAATGTTGAAGCTAATGGAGTTGATGGTATCAAGTCAATAAAAGAAGGCGATACAACAATTAGCTTTGGTGATGGTGTTGATACATTTATAGTGGATAGCGAAATTATGGCTTTATTACCTTCTCCATACGTTAAGATGTATTAGGAGGTATTTACATGGGAATGTTTAATAATGCTAGAAACCAAGCTCGTAAAGCTATTGAATTATTGTATGAACATACTTGTACAGTTATTGAATATCAAAAAGTTAAAGATGCAGTTACTAAGGTAACTAGTTCAAAAGAGGTTGGTATATTAGAAAATCAACCTTGTAAACTTTCTTATTCTACTATAAAAGGTACAAATCAAACTGAAAGTGCTGGAGTAATAGTTCAAGTTATTAAATTATTTATTGCTCCTGAAGTCATAATAAAACCAGGATCTAAGATTATTGTTACTCATAATGGGATAACTGAATCTTATAAAAATAGTGGAGTACCTGCTGTATTTTCGTCACATCAAGAAATAATTTTAGAATTATTTGAGAGGTGGAGCTAATGGCTAAGTGGGGAAGTTGTGATTTTAATCAACTTAAAAGACTCCAAGAGAAAATGCAAAAATTAGATGTTAATCAGATAAATGAGATTTGTATCTCATTGACAAATGAATTATCTGCAAGACTATTAAGAAAAGTTATAAAAAGAACTCCAGTAGGTCAATATCCAAGTGGTAGTGGAAAAACAGGTGGAACACTCAGAAGAGGTTGGACTATTGGGACAATAAATAAAACAGGTAATACTTATGAAGTTGAGATAATAAATCCAACTGAATATGCATCTTATGTTGAATTTGGGCATAGAACTAGAAATCATAAAAGCTGGGTAAAGGGCAGATTTATGATGACTATAAGTGAAAAAGAATTAGAGGCACAAGCAACTAAAATAATAGAAAAAAGAATTATGCAGTATTTGGAGTGGTGCTTTAATGCTTAATAAAATTATTATAGGAATATCTCAAGCATTAGATGCTGAATTTAATGCAGTTAGTAAAGGTTATGAAATCCATACTGAAGGTTTAGAACAGGGTTTAGATGAACCTTGTTTTTTTATTTTTAGTTTAAAACCTATGCAAACTCAGATTATACGGAATAGATACAAAAGGGATTATTCTTTTGACGTACATTTTTTCCCGGATACAGCCCTTAATGAAGATGGACTAAGCACAATTAACACTCAAATTAATGAAGTTACAGAAAGACTATATGATGCACTTGAATACATTACAGTTGATGGAAATCTAATCAGAGGTACTAATATGAATGGTGAAAAAGTTGATGATGTACTTCATTTCTTTGTTAATTATGATATGTATGTAATTAAAGTTGTTGCAAAAGAAGAATCTATGGGAGATATTACAATTACTCAAAAAATAGGAGGCTGATTATATGGCTGAAAAAGTTTCTGAAGTTGCTGAAGAAGTAGCAATAAAATTCACAAAAGAACAGATCATAAAAGCTAAAAAATATAGAGATAGGAGAGATTTAGTTAATGCTCTCTTAGTTAATGAAAATTCATATACTTTAAATGAGGTTGATGAATTAATAGAAAAATTCATGAAAGGAAGTGTTAAATAATGGCCTTAGGTGGAGGAACATTTATTAGTCAAAATAAAGTTTTACCTGGTAGTTATATAAATTTTGTAAGTGCTAGTCGTGCTAGTGCTATCCTATCTGATAGAGGTTATGGTGCTATGCCCTTGGAATTAGATTGGGGTGTAGATGATGAAATATTTACAGTGGAAAGTGAAGACTTAAAGGAAAACGCTTTAAAAATATTTGGATATGATTATACACACGATAAGTTAAAAGGTATTAGAGATCTATTTAAGAATTTAAAAACAGGTTACTTATTTAAATTAAATGGTGGTGTTAAGGCCAGCAATACTTTTGCTACTGCTAAGTATAAAGGAATCAGAGGTAATGACATAAAGATTATTATTGCAGTTAATATAGATAATGCAGCTAAGTTTGATGTGACTACACTTTTAGATACGACAGTAGTTGATACACAAACAGTAGCTATTGCAACTGAATTAATTAGCAATGACTTTGTAGACTTTAAAACAAATGCAACATTAGTTGCTACAGCAGGCATAAGTCTTACAAGTGGGACAAGTGGAACTGCAGTAACTGGAACTGAGTATCAGGCGTTCTTAGATAAAATAGAAAGCTACTCGTTTAATGCTCTTGGTTGTATTTCTACTACAGGCACGATTATTGATTTATTTGTTGCATTTACAAAGAGAATGAGAGACGAAGTGGGGGCTAAGTTCCAAACAGTAGTTTATAGAACTTCAAGCGACTATGAAGGTATTATATCTCTTGAAAATACTATTTTTGATAGCGATGCAAATGCAGCATCTTTAATTTACTGGTTAACAGGAGCTGAGGCAGGATGTGAAATTAATAAGACAGTTACTAACAAGAAATATGATGGAGAATTTACTGTTAATACAAATTACAAGCAAATTCAATTATCTGATGCCATTAAGGCAGGAAAGTTATTATTTCATAAAGTTGGATCTGAGGTTCGAGTATTAACAGATATAAATACATTTGTATCATTCACAGATGAAAAGAACAGCGATTTTGCTAGTAACCAAACGGTAAGAGTATTAGATCAAATTGCTAACGATAATGCTGCTTTATTTAATACGAAGTACCTCGGTAAAATTCCTAATGATAAATCAGGAAGAGTTTCTTTGTGGAGTGATATTGTAGCTTATAATAGACAATTAGAACAAATTAGAGCTATAGAGAACTTTGATGCTGCAAGTGTAGTAGTTGACCAAGGAATTACAAAAAAGAGTGTTGTTATAGGGCAAAATGTAACAGTAACAAATGCAATGGAGCAGTTATATATGACTGTTGTAGTTGCGTAAAGAAGGGAGCGTGTAAAAGATGAATCAAACAATGGATGCAAAAGATGCCGTAAGTGGTTCACTTGCGGAGTGCTTCATTACAATAGATGGCACTAGATATAATTTCATGCAAATTATTAAATTTGAATCTAAAATCGATAAAACAAAAACCAAGGTGCCAATTCTAGGAAAGACAGGTAAAGGGAATAAGTCAACTGGATGGGAGGGAACTTTCACTGGTACAGCACATTACAATCAATCTATAATGAGAGAAATGCTATTGAAGTATAAAGAAACTGGTGAAGATACGTACTTTGATACCCAAGTAACTAATGAAGATCCAAGTTCTAGTATTGGTAGGCAAACTGTAATTCATAAGGGGTGTAATTTGGATGGTGGTACACTATCCAAATTTGATGCAGATGCAGATTATTTGGATGAGGATATTAATGGAACATTTGAGGATTTTGAAATCCCGGAAACATTTAGTCTATTAGATGGTATGAAATAAAATAATTAAAATTTAGAGGGTGCTTTTAAGCGCCTTTTTATTATGGAAGGATGATTAATTAATGAGTAATTTAAGTTATTTTCTAGCAGAGAACATAGAAAAAGAAGAGGTAGTAAACTATGTTGCTACCAAGAGAATTAAGGATGAAAATAAAAATCCTATAGAATGGCAATTGGGTTGTATAACAAGTGCAGAAGATCAAGATATCAGAAAAAAATGTACTAGAAAGGTACAAGTACCTGGAAAGAAGAATATGTTTGTACCTGAGACTGATTTTGATGCTTATTTAGTTAAGTTAGCAGTAAGATGCGTTAAGTATCCAGAATTGAATAATGCAGAACTTCAAAACAGCTATAAAGTCATGGGGGAAGAAGCACTATTACAAACAATGCTAAAGGGTGGAGAATACCAAGATTTGTTAAAGAAAATTCAAGAAATTAATGGTTTTGATACTGGAATGGATGAGTTGGTAGAAGAAGCAAAAAACTAATAAATGAAGGCGATGCTGAGGCAAATTATGCTTACTATTGCCTTCATAAATTTCATTGGAAACCTAACGAGTTCATAAACTTATCAGACAAAGAAAGGTCTTTTATAATTGCATCTATTAGTATAAAAACTGAAAATGATATTAAGAAGCAAAAAGAACTTGAAAGAAAAACAAAGAAATAGAAAAATATACATATTTGTTATATAATATAATAAATATGTATATTAGGGGGATAATAATGAAAATATTTAAAAGATTATCTATTTTTCTATTTTGTTTTGCATTAACAATAATATTCGCACCAATACAAGCCAATGCAGAAGTGTCTATAAATGAGAGTGGCTACTTGAATAAGCTATACTCAATTCCAGGGACAGATAATTATATTGGTTATACAGAACTAAAAGGCTTTGTTAATGATAAATTTAGAGTCTATTATAAAGGAAACTATCAATCATATTCAGTTCAAGTGGAAGACGTTAGAGGATTTAATCCAGAAGAAAGTGTGGTATGGTACTATAATGGTACCCATACAAATACTAGAAAGGATTGTTATAGTTTTTTTGTAAATACATCGTACTACAGAAGCACTAAAGGCGAATCTGATGAAGCACTATCGGAAAAATGGTTTGGAAATACATTTGGGAAAGTGTATTCTGATTGGGTTGAGTATATTAGTTTTACAGATGAAGCTAACAGCATGGTTAATAAATATCTTGAAAAACAAAGTGGTATTACTTATAATGATAGATTTTCTCTAGCAAATTTAAATTAATTTTCTAATAAAAAGCACTCACTGATTTTAAATAGTGAGTGCTTTTTATTATGCATTAAATTGGACGAAAGGAGGGAAGTTATGGCTACAATTAGAACGGCAGTTCAAATGGTAGATCAAATGTCACCTGTTGTTCGTGGCATAACTAATGCTCTTAATATTTGTATAAGCTCATTTGAAAGCATGCAAGCAGCATCTAGTAATGCAGTTAATACTGAGAGTTTACAAGCAGCAAGAAGAGAATTGGCAGGAGCAGAAGCTTCTTTTAATCAGGTTGAAGCAAGTATAAATAATTCTAATAATGCTCAGAATCAATTCAATCACACTATGCAAGAAGGGCATAATCATGCGAATAGTCTCTTAGAGACTATAAAAGGTGTGGCAATGGGAATGTTAGCGGCCCAGGTGGTGATGGGTGGAATACAAGCTATTGAAAACGGATTTAAAGCATCGGATCAATATGTCCAAACACAAGCAAGATTAAATCTTATGAATGATGGGTTAAGAACTACTGCGGAACTGAATGATATGATATTCCAATCAGCCGAAAGGTCTAGAAGTTCATATACAGAAACTGCTAAAACAGTTGCTAAACTTGGAATATTGGCAAAAGATGCATTTAGCTCTAATGAGGAAACAGTAGCATTTGCTGAGCAAATGAATAAACAATTTAAAATTGGCGGAGCATCTATTGAAGAACAAACTGCGGGTATGTATCAATTAACTCAGGCCATGGCATCAGGAAAATTGCAGGGTGATGAATTTCATTCTATAAAAGAAACAGCTCCATTACTAGCTCAAGCAATATCAGATTTTACAGGAAAAAGTATGGGTGATTTACAAAAGATGTCTAGTAAAGGCGAGATTACAGCTGACATTATTAAAAAGTCATTATTTTCTGCAGCCGATGAAGCTAATGCAAAATTTGAAACTCTACCTAAAACGATAGGAGATGTTGGAACTAAAATTCAAAATAATGCGGTGAAAATTTTCGCCCCAATATTAACCCGGATTAATGATATTGTAAACTTTAACTTTGATTCTATGGTTAATAATGTACTAGGTGTTATGAGTGTAATATCTATTATAGGCATGGGTATAATAAATGTAGGCGTCGCTATAGGTACTTTCTTTCAGAACAACTGGGGGATTATCGAACCTATAATATTAGCTATTGTGGGGGCGTTGTTATTATATAAAGGTGCTATGATAGCAGGTGCTATAGCCACTGGTATATCGTCACTTGTAAATTCCATATATGCATTAGGTGCGTATAATGCTTGTGCATCTTTGGCAGCGACGGAATTAGCTATTTATGGTAAAGTGTCTGCACAAACTCTTGAGGCAATGGCTACGGCATCAGCAACCGCAGCTCAATGGGGGTTTAATGCAGCATTATTGGCGTGTCCAACATTTTGGATTATAGCAGCAATAATAGCTGTTATAGCTATTCTGTATATAGTAGTGGCTGTTATGAACAAAGTACAAGGTACAAGTACAAGTGCAACAGGAATAATTGCAGGTACTTTTATGGCTCTAGGTGCTGTAATACAAAATGTTATTGCTTTTTTGTGGAACACAATTGCAGCGTTTGTGGAATTTTATGCGAATGTATTTACTAATCCTACAGAAGCTTCAAAACGTTTATTTATTAATCTTGGTCTTGCTGTTATAGATGCGATGCTTGGGGCAACAAGAGGTTGTGATCACTTTGCTACCAATATGGCCAATGCAATAATAGGTGGTATAAATAACGTAATAGATGTTTGGAATTACTTTGTTGATATTTTAAGTAATGCGGGAATAGCTGACAAGTTAGGTATGGGTAAAACTGAAAGGTGGAACTATACAGCATCAATTACTAGTGATATGGATAATGCAAAGGCTGAGTTACAAGCTCAATTAGCTAATACCCAATCCGATTATATTACAGTTCCTAGGATGGATTCTAAAGATATTGGTGCAGCGTTTAATGGTGGTTATAAGTGGGGGTACGATGTATCTAATATGTTTACAATGCCAGAGGTACCAAAATCAGATCCACCTAACTACGATGATCTTTTAAATAATGTAAAAGATACTGCAGGTAATACTAAAGATATAAAGGATAAAATGGACATAACAGATGAGGATCTTAAGTATTTAAGAGATATAGCAGAACAAGACGTGATAAATAGATTTACAACTGCAGAGGTTAAAGTTGATATGGTTAATCACAATAATGTGAATAGTGAAGTTGACTTGGATGGGATAATTAATAGTTTGGGTGAAGGAGTTTACGAAGGACTGCAAACCGTAGCAGAGGGGGCAACATACGATGTATAATTTTTATTTAGATAAGGTGTTACTTCCTGTAGCACCTTCCAAATTGTCCATTAAAATAAACAATAAGAATAAAACAATGACATTAATAAATGATGGAGAAATAAACATTCTCAAGAAATCCGGATTAAGTGATGTAAGTTTTGATTTTTTACTTCCAAATGTTAAATATCCATTTGCTAAATATAAATCTAATCATTTTAGGGATGCAGATTACTACTTGAAAAGAATCGAAAAGCTTAAGAGGAATAATGAACCTTTACGCTTCATGGTAGTAAGGGAAATGCAAAATGGAGACGAGTTATTTGATACTAATATGAGAGTATCAATAGAGGATTATTCGATTTCAGAGGATGCAAATGACGGTGTAGATGTAACAGTTTCTATAAAATTAAAACAGTACCAGGACTATTCAACAAAAACTGTTATTATTACTGAACCCATTGTAGTTAATGCGATAGTTACGACTGTACAAGCTGTTACTGTGGCACCACCTGTGGAGGCTAGATCAGTTGAATCACCACCAGCACCTCAGACTTACACAGTGGTTGAGGGTGATTGTTTGTGGAATATATGTAAGCAATATTTAGGTGATGGATCCAAATATCAAGAAATTGCAACTTTAAATGGTATTTCTAATCCGAACTTAATTTATCCAGGGCAGGTGATAAATCTTGGATAATATAGAATTAATAATAAGAAATGGGCAAACACTCTACTATCCTTGCGTTGAAGAAGGTATAACTTGGGAAACTGAAAGAATGAGCTCCCCAGGAAAACTTACTTTTAATGTTATAGCCGATAGCATTTTAAATATAGAAGAAGGTAATGCAGTTAGGCTAAAAATTAATGAAACTAATGTATTTTATGGGTTTGTGTTTACCATGTCTAGGAATAAAGATAACACATTGAAGATAACAGCATATGATCAGCTTAGATATTTGAAGAATAAAGATACAATAACATATAAAAATAAAACAGCTACAGAATTAATAAAGATGATAGCTACAGATTTTAATTTAAATTTAGGAACTATAGATGAGACCGAATATGTATTTAATATAAGAACAGAAGATGATTCAGAATTATTTACAATAATAGAAAATGCGTTAGCAGAAACTACACGTCAAGAAAGCAAAATATTTGTACTATATGATGACTTTGGTAAACTTACTCTAAAAAACATTGAAAATATGAAACTACCTTTACTATATGATAATGATACGGCTGAGGATTTTGATTACATGTCTAGTATAGATAGTAACACTTACAATAAAATCAAGCTGACTTATGATAATGAAAATACAGGGAAGAGAGATGTTTATATTGCACAAGATACATCAAATATAAATAAATGGGGAGTGCTTCAATTTAAAGGTACTGAAAAAGCTAATGAATCAATTAAAACAAAAGATACTGAGGGTGATTCTAAGACAACTACTACAAAAGTATTGACAATAGATTTAAAAGCTAAGGCAGATGCTCTTTTGGGTTTTTATAATAAGAAAACTAAATCTTTAAGTTTGAAAAATGCGCTAGGTGATTTACGCATAAGAGCTGGCACAAGTATACTTGTTAAATTAGATCTAGCAGATACCAATGTAAGGCGTTATATGACGGTAGAAAAGGCAAAACATACTTTTAAAAATGGTGAACATCTAATGGATTTGACTTTGAGAGGAGGTGCTTTCAATGTTTAGTGCTAAAGATATATTATTAATGCTAAAACAAGCTTCACGAGATACTTACTATACAATGAAACCCACTGAAATTAGTTATGGTACAGTAGAGAGTATTTTACCATTAATAATAAGAATAGATCAAAAATTAGTGCTTGAAGATATGCAATTAATATTAACAAGGAATGTAACTGACTATGAATTAAGCATGACAGTTAATCATAATACAGAGAGTGCAGAAGGGCATACACATGGTTATACTGGTACAAAAACATTCACAGTAAACAATGCCCTACAACAAGGCGAAAAGGTTATTCTATTTAGGGTACAAGGTGGTCAAAAATATTTGGTACTTGATAGGGTGGTGTAATATGCTTCCAGAAATAGATTCAAATTTAGAATTTCAAACTCAGGTACAACCTAGCAAGACATTTAAATTAAATACAGATAAGAATGTAATTAATAGATATGTAGATGAACTAGAAGCTTTAAAGCAAACTATCTATTTAATATTAAGTATAGAGAGATATGAGAATCTGATATATTCATGGAATTATGGCATGGAATCTAAAGATCTAATAGGAGAAGATTATTCATATGTATGTAGTGAATTAAAAAGAAGAATAGCTGAAGCTTTAACCCAAGATGATAGGATCAACTCAGTTGATTCTTTTTTATTTGAGAAAAATAAGAATCAAGTTCATGCTACTTTTACAGTTCATAGTATTTTGGGAGATATAGAGGCAGAAAAGGGGGTTGATATATAAATGTATGAAAATATCACTTATGAAATGATTTTAAACAGAATGCTTGCCGGAATAGATGCTCCTATAGATAAAAGAGAAGGTAGCATAATATATAATGCATTGGCTCCTGCAGCAGTGGAATTACAAAGTATGTATATTGAGTTTGATGTAATTTTAAATGAAACTTATGCAGATACAGCAAGCAGAACATATTTAATTAAGAGGTCGGCAGAAAGAGGGATTACTCCGGATCAAGCAACTTATGCAATCCTTAAAGGAGAATTTAATATTGATGTTGCTATAGGTGCTAGATTTTCTCTAGATAATCTCAATTATGTAGTAACTGAAAAGATAAATACAGGAATATATGAACTGCAATGCGAAACTGTTGGAACGGTAGGTAATAGCAATTTTGGGACATTAAGACCTATTGAATATATTCAAGGTCTTACAAGTTGCGAATTAACAGAGTTATTGATACCTGGTGAAAATGAAGAAGAAACAGAGGCCCTACGAGCCAAATATTATAATAGTTTAAGTTCTCAGGCATTTGGTGGGAATAAAGCTGATTATATTGAAGAAGTAAACAAAATAAGTGGAATTGGTGGAACTAAAGTTTATCCAGTATGGAATGGTGGTGGCACAGTAAAACTTGTAACAATTAATAGTGAATTTGGAATACCTAGTACAACATTAGTTAATGAAGTACAAGAGACTATGGATCCAGTAGCAAATCAAGGTAAGGGATTAGGTATTGCACCTATAGGTCATGTGGTAACTGTTGAAGGAGTTACTAATCAAATAATAAGTATATCTACAGCAATTACTTATCAAGCAGGGTGGAGCTTTGCAGATAGCAAAGCCTATATTGAAGCTGCTATTGATGCTTACTTTTTAGAGCTTAATAAAACATGGGCTGAAAATGATAATTTGATAGTCAGAATAAGTCAAATTGAAACAAGATTATTAAATGTTGCAGGTGTTTTAGATATTGCAAACACTACCTTAAATGGAGTTGCTGAGAATTTTCTCGTTAATGCAAATAAAATTGTAGTAAGGGGTGCTGTAGTTGGCTAGAGTAGTTGATACAATAAATTATATACCACCTATTCTAAAAGAATATAAAGAACTTATTGCAATTGCTAACACAGAAAATCCAGAACTTAATCTGTTGTGGCAATCTCTTGAGGATATATTAAATGATCAGTTTATAAATGATGCTACTGAAAATGGGGTTAAAAGGTGGGAAAAAATTCTGACTATAATTCCTAAAGGTACTGATACATTAGATTTTAGAAAATTTAGGGTATTATCTAGGTTAAATGAAAAACTACCATACACATATCGAGTTCTGGAGCAACAGTTAATAACCTTATGCGGTGAAGATGGTTATTATTTAGAACTTAAAAATAATGAGTATACATTGATAGTTAAAATAGATCTTACAGCAAGATCAAAGTTTAATGATGTTGGTAATCTATTAGACCGAATTGTACCTTCTAATATGATTATTGATTTAACATTACTTTATAATCAAAACTCAACTCTAGCTAATTTCACGCACGCACAATTAAGTGCATATACCCAAGATCAATTAAGAAATGAGGTGTTATCATAATGTCAACTCCAACAACAAATTATGGATTTACTAAGCCTACTACAGACGAATTCTATGATATAGCAGTACAGAATGGTAACTGGGATAAAGCAGATACAAAATTAAAATCAATTGATACTGAAATTACTAATGCAAGAAATGGAGAAGTAAGTTTAGATGCTAGGCTAGATAAAGTTGATACGTCATTGTCAGACATGATGTACCAAACAGCAGGAGGAACAGCCACGGCTTTAACATTGACTATTAAAGGAACATTAGTGACTGGATACCCAATAACACTTAT